AGCGGTTAAATCAAACGACACATCAGAAACACCTACCAAATATAATTGGAATGGCACAGCTTGGGTGTCCGAATAGGAGACTCAAATGGCCAGATCAAATGGCGGTATAATCGGTAAAACAAATAAATCTTCTTTCGGGAAGTGTAAGGTTACTACTAAAACATCTTCAGGATGTTTAACACTACAACCAGGAACTGGAATAATTCAAGCAGCTATATTATCAGGAGGTGGGGCAGGAGGCACTGTAACATCTGGAAATACTGGTGGTGGTGGTGGAGGTGCTGGAGGTTTGCTATGTACCGAAATAAATGCATCATCATCTATATCTGTTATAGTTGGTGCTGGAGGTGCAGCAACACCTTACCCAAATGGTTTTGGAAATACTGGAAGTAATTCACAAATAGTTTCTGGATCACTTACTACTAATTCTTGTGGTGGTGGTGGTGGAGCTGGAGGGGCAGCACCTACTACTGGAGGTAATGGTGGTTCAGGGGGTGGAAGTAGTGCTCCTACACCTGCAGCAGGTGGATTAGGAGTTTGTGGACAAGGGAATGATGGTGGTGAAACAAATGCTGGAGGAGGACAACAAGGTTCAGGAGGGGGTGGTGGTAAAGGTTCCGCTGGTGCAGATGGAACAGGTAGTCCTCTTTCTGGTGGAGTTGGAGGTAATGGATTGGATATTTCTCCTATTTATCCAGGTATACCTTCTCCATTAAGTACTGTAGCTGGAGGTGGTGGTGGAGGTCATTATTTTGCGACAGTTGGATGTGCACCTATTAATGGAGGTAATGGAGGACCAGGTGGTGGTGGAGACGCAGGTAGATCTCCTGATAATACTGGTACAAATAATGGAACAGCAGGGGGAACCAATCAAGGTGGTGGAGGTGGTGGAACTACGTCTATAAACCCTAGCGGTGGAACAGGTGGAGCAGGCGGTTCAGGAATCGTAGTCGTAAAAGAATTAAGCAAAGCAAGTGGTGTATGGTCAATGCAAAGTCAAATGGCAGCCAAGCAACAGGGAACATGGCCACAATTTTTATTATCAACTCCTTTAAACTTTTTAGTGGTTGGTGGTGGTGGAGCTGGAGCTACTATGGGTGGTGGAGGTGGAGCTGGAGGATATAGAGCTTCTGGTTTTGGACCTTCTCCATTAAGAGCTTCTGCAATAACTATTACTGATGCACCAGGTGCTACAATAGATATTACTGTTGGAGCTGGAGGTTCTGGATCTCCTATTACTCCAGAAAATGGTCTTTCAAGAGCGGGTAATGATTCAATTTTAAATCCTGGTGGAACTGAAGGAACAGATATGATTACGGGTAGTGCTGGTGGTGCAGGTAATGGCGGTGCTGGTGGATCAGGTGGTGGAGGTGGGACAGGATCTGGAGTTTCATCAGGTGGTTCTGGTAATTCACCTCCTTTTAGTCCTTCTCAAGGTAGTTCTGGTGGTAATGCTATATCTGCAATTAATCCTAGTAATGCAGGAGCAGCTGGTGGTGGTGGTGGAGCAACCGGAGCTGGTGTATCTGGTTCTGGATCAAACCCAAGTCCATTAACAGTTGGAAGAGGTGGTGCAGGGGCACCTAACGATATTACAGGAAGTGCATTATCATACGCTGGTGGTGGAGGTGGTGGAGGTTTTGCTTACGTAAGTGGTGGATCAGGATCTCCGTGTGGAACTGGTGGCGCTGGTGGAACTGGTGGACCTCCAGCAAATGAACCAGGAAATACTACAGGTGGATCTAATGGTACTGCTAATAGAGGTGGTGGCGGTGGTGGAGCTGGTAGAGATGGTTCAGGTGGAATGAATGCTCCTAACGGTAATGGCGGTTCAGGAGTGGTGGTTGTAAGAGGACCAAGTGGTGTTACATTTACAGTTGCGCCAGGATGCAACTCAACTTCAACACACCCAGGTGGTGATAAATTAGCTACTTTTAATGTTACAGGAACACTAGCAATTAGTTAATTAATAGTATAATATTTATTTAAAAAGAAAGAATGCAATCTGTTAAATTATTTCCTAAAGTAATAGGGATTTTTACAAATCCTAATATTTCTTATCATAAAAAAATAGTTGAAAAATGTTATAGTATTAAAAATAAAACTTTAAGTGGTGGAGAAAATTGGTTAAGTAAAGTTTATAATACAAGTGGTAGGGTAAATTTATATACAAATAAAGATTTTAAGCCTTTACTAAAATGGATAGACGAACAATTAATAGAGTACACAAACAGTTTAAATATTAATTTTAAACCTAGTAATAAAAATGCTTGGTTTCAAATATATGGTGTAAATGATTATCAAGATTATCATTCTCATCCTACATCTAGATTGAGTGCTATTTATTTTTTAAAAGGAAACAATGATTCTTCTCCTGTTATTTTTACAGATTTTAATTTTAACACAAATTATTTTAATATTATAACTCCTACAGAAGATAATAGTCTTGAGTGGAGTATACCTTTTCAAGAAGGTGTTTTGTTAATATTTAGGTCTGAAATACCACACTGTGTGCCAAAAAATTTAAATTCAGAAAGAATTAGTATTGCAATTAATTATAATTAATATAAAACATATATATAAAGACATATGAATCTTACAAACTATTATTGGTATTTTAAATCAGCAATCCCAGAACGTATCTGTGATGACATTGTAAAGTATGGTCATCAAATGCAAGATCAAATGGCAGTCACTGGTGGTTATGGTGATAAAAAATTAAACGCAAAACAAGTTAAAGATTTAAAAAAGAAAAGAAACTCAGACATTGTTTGGATGAGTGATAGATGGGTTTATAAAGAAATACAACCTTATGTGCATCAAGCAAACGCTAATGCTGGTTGGAATTTTAATTGGGACTTTAGTGAGTCTTGTCAATTTACAAAATATAAAAAAGGCCAGTATTATGATTGGCATTGTGATAGCTGGGATCAACCTTATCAACGACAACAAGGTGATCCATCACATGGTAAAATTAGAAAACTATCTGTAACCGTAACTTTATCAGATCCAAAAGATTATAAAGGTGGTGAGTTAGAATTTGATTTTAGAAATCTTGATCCAGATAAAAAAAGAAATGTTAGAAAATGTACAGAGATATTACCCAAAGGATCTTTAGTTGTATTTCCTTCATTTGTATGGCATAGAGTATGTCCAGTGAAAAGTGGTGAAAGAAATAGTTTAGTAATATGGAATTTAGGGTATCCATTTCAATAAAGGAGAAATATGAAAAAAAAGAAAAAAAGAATAAAGAAACCAAAAGCCATAACTTACCCTACCCAATTATTTAGGGAAGATTATTTTAAATGCCCTATCTGGTTTGCAGATGCCCCAGAGTTTGAAAAGAAATTAAATGATGCATCGGATAAATATATAGAAGCGTCTAAGAAAAATTTAAAGCCAGCAATCGATAAACGTAATAAAAAGTTTGGTGATAAAGGTGACATGGGTCATGTGTTCCATTCTACATCTTTAATTGGAGATCCTGACTTTTTAGAATTACAAAATTATATTGGTGCAACAGCTCACAACTTATTGATTGAAATGGGTTTTGATATGTCAGGTCATCAATTGTTTACTACAGAAATGTGGGTACAAGAATTTGCTAAAAAAGGGGGTGGACATCATACTTTACATACCCATTGGAATGGTCATATCTCTGGTTTTTATTTTTTAAAAGCTAGTGAGAAAACATCATTACCGTTGTTTGAAGATCCACGTGCAGGGAATGTAATGAATCTGTTACCAGAGTTAGATAAATCAAAAGTAACTTATGCTAGTTCAGCAATAAATTATCAAGTTAAACCAGGTCGAATGATATTCTTTCCATCATATATGCCTCATCAATACATTGTTGATATGGGTTATGATCCGTTTAGATTTATACATTGGAACTGCCAAGCAATACCAAAAGGAGTATTAAATGTCGTTCAAGAAAAATAAATATACAGTATTAAAGAAAGCTATTTCAACAGAACTAGCGGAGTTTGTTTACAAATATTTTTTAAACAAAAGAAATGTTGCAAGATTTTTATTTGATCAAAAATACCTATCACCGTTTACAGAATATTATGGTGTATGGAATGATGAACAAGTCCCTAATACGTATTCACATTATAGTGACATTGCAATGGAAACTTTATTACAACAAGTTAAACCTGTTATGGAAAAACACACAGGTATAAAATTAAGTGAGACTTATTCTTATGCAAGAATTTACAAAGAAGGAGATGTCCTAGCTCGTCACAAAGATAGATACTCTTGTGAAATATCTACAACATTAAATTTAGGTGGAGATAAATGGCCCATTTATTTAGATCCAACGGGTAAGACAGGTCAGGCTGGTATTAAAGTCGACCTCAACCCTGGAGACATGTTAATCTATTCTGGTTGTGATCTTGAACATTGGAGAGAAGAATTTAAAGGTAAGAACTGTGGACAAGTATTTTTACATTATAATAAAGCTAGTTCTAAAACAGCTAAAGAAAACTACTTAGACAAACGACCTTTGTTAGGTGCGCCTGCTTGGTTTAAAGGTGTTAAGTTGACAAAAATTAAGAAATAGTCTATACATTAGGCTTGTACGGAGAGTTCCACCACACCACTCTCCGTACTTTTTACTATATCCATTAAGTAATAAATTTGATATACAAGGATTTATTATGTTACAAAAGATAGGTTTTCAGCCAGGATTTAACAAACAAATTACAGAAACCACAGCCGAAGGACAATGGGTTGATGGGGATAATGTGCGTTTTAGATATGGTACACCTGAAAAAATAGGTGGTTGGGCACAGTTAGGTGAGTCAAAACTTACAGGAGCTGCAAGAGCTTTACATCATTTAGTTAACAAGTCTGGTAACAAGTTTGCAATCATAGGTACAAACAGAATCTTATACGCATATACTGGTGGTATATTTTATGACATTCACCCTATTAAAACTACAACAACTTTAACAAACGCTTTTAGTACCACGAATGGTTCAACAACAGTTACTATAACATTTAGCACGGACCATAACATTCAAGAAAATGATATTATTCTTTTAGATAATTTTACAACTATCACAAACTCTAACTATTCAGCATCAGACTTTGATGATAAAAAATTTATGGTAACCTCTGTTCCAACAGGAACAACTTTAACTATTACAATGCCGTCAGCAGAAACTGGTTCAGGTGCTACAACATCTGGTGGTATAAGAGTACAACATTATTATCCAGTAGGACCTGCAGAACAATTACCTGGCTTTGGTTGGGGATTAGCTGCATGGGGTGGAACTGTAACAGGAGAAGCAACTACTACTTTAAATGGTGGTATAAATGCCGTGACTACAACTGTTGTATTAACAGATGCATCTTTGTTTCCAACTTCAGGTACAAACTTTGTACAGATAGGGTCAGAAGAGATTTCATATACAGGTATATCTGGTAATACTTTAACAGGTGTTACAAGAGGTGTTAGAAACACAACAGCTGCAACACATTCAAATGGCGCAACAGTAATCAATAGTTCAGATTATATTGCTTGGGGTGAGGCTGCATCTGGTGACTTAGTTGTTGATCCTGGTTTATGGTCTATTGATAACTTTGGAGATAAAGTAATTGCACTAATTCATAATGCACAAGTATTTGAATGGGACTCAAATGCAACAAACGCTGTAACTATTAGAGCAACTATTATTAGTGGTGCACCGACAGCATCACGTGATATGTTAGTATCAACACCTGATAGACACTTAGTGTTCTTTGGAACAGAATTAACTATTGGTGATCCAACAACTCAAGATGAAATGTTTATTAGATTTTCTAACCAAGAAGATATCAATACCTATCAACCAACAGCGGTCAACACAGCAGGAACACAAAGACTTGCTGATGGATCTAAAATTGTAGGTGCGGT